ATGGGAGGCTGCAGCGGCTCGGGCTCGCGCCTGCCGTGCAGGACGACTGATGAAGACGCAGCGCCTCGACCGGGTGGCGTTCCACGTCGAGGGCGAGCCTGCGCCGGGCGGCTCGAAGAGCGCCTTCTTCCATAAGCACACCGGGCGAATCGTCGTGACCGATGCCGGCGGCAAGCGCACGAAGCAGTGGCGTGCGCTGGTGGCGACCGCTGCGCGCATTGCGATGGACGCGCGCGAGGTCATCGCCCCGCCGATCGGGCTGACGATCACGTTCCGCATGACGCGCCCCGCGTCGCACCTCACCAAATCTGGAGCGCTGCGCAAGGGCGCGCCGATAGTGCCCATCGTGCGCCCCGACGTGACCAAGCTGCTCCGCTCCACCGAGGACGCGCTCACGGGGATCCTGTGGGGCGACGACGCGCACATCTGCGAGCAGCTCATCTACCGCATCTACGCGCACCCGGGCGAGCCCGCTGGGGCGCACATCACCGCGTACCACGTCAGGCTCTCGCAGGCTGACGGGCTCGCGCCAGAGGAGGACTGATGCCGGCGAAGCGAAAGGCAATCACGGCGACGGGCAAGCGGTGGACGCATCGCCGCGTGCATCCCGCCATCACGCATATCCATCAGGACATCGAAGGCATGGACGATTGCCTCTGGTTCCTGCTGCGTGGCGACGCCCACCACGACAATCCGCACAGCGACCATGACCTCCAGCGCCAGCACCTCGATGAGGCGGTGCGTCGTGGCGCCTGCGTGGTCGATGTGGGTGACTTGGCCTGCGCTATGGGTGGCGTCGGCGATCCACGGGCGGTCAAGGGCGCCGTCGCGCGCCCGGAGCTTGCCAACGCGACCGACTACCTCGATGCGCTGGTCAAGTACAACGCCGACTTCCTCGTCCCGTACGCGGACAACATCGCCTACATCGGCGCCGGAAACCATGAAACCGCGGTGCTCAAGCGCAAGGAGACGTGCCTCACGACGCGCATGGTCGAGCGCATCAACACGAAAGCGAACACGTCGATCGTCGCCGGAGGCTATGGCGGCTGGCTGCACGTCACGATGCAGATGCACGGGCAGAAAACGGGGCTATGGGTCAAGGTCTTTCACGGCAGCGGAGGTGGAGGCTTGATGAGTTTCGGAACGCTGGCTGTTCGGCGTATGGCGTCCTATCTTCCCGGCGCTGATGTCGTGGTGCGCGGACACATCCACGAACGGTGGGCGCTTGAGATCACGCAAGAGGAGCCGACCGCCTGCGGAGGCTGCTACAAGCTGCAGCACAAGAGCCAATGGACCTGTGTCGTGGGAACCTACAAGGACGAATACTCCTCGGGCCTTGGAGGGTGGCACATCGAGCGCGGAGCGCCGCCCAAGCCGCTAGGCGGCTACTGGATGCGCCTGTCCTTCAACCTCGTCAAGGACGAGGGCAAGACCACGACCCGACCGCGCGTAGAGTTGATTCCAGCATGAGCAACAAGCCACCCGAGACACGGTCCCAGCGACGCAAGCGCCTGATGCGCCAGTGCTGCTCGCAGATCATCGAGGCAGCAGACGCAGACGCGGTCGTGATCGTCGTCTCGTACAACGATCCTGACCGTACCCACGTTCGGCTCGCGTCGCAGGGCAACCGGGTGCTCTGCGCCCGGATGCTCGAAGTTGCCAACGAGCGTATGGAAGAGATCATCCAAGAGGATGAGGGCGAATGAACAGCACGACGGAATCGGAGTTGGCGACCATCATGCTCGCCATCGGTCGCCTCGAAGGCAAGGTCGATAGCCTGCTCGGCAGGCAAGATGAGCTGCAGCAGGCGATACAGCGCCTTGAAGCACGGGTCCACGACATCGAGGGCATGAAGCACAAGATGCTCGGGGCGGCTGCGGTCATCGGCGCGCTTGTCTCCGTCGCCATGCGGTTCGTCAAGATCGGCCCATGATCCGAGCGCTCGCCATCGCGGCGGCAATCTGCGCCATCGGCTGCAGCGACACGCAGCGGATAGCCGATGCAAGTGGTGTGATCCGCACCAACGCCGAGAGCAGCAAGCAGCGGTTCGAGAGGATCGAAGCCGCTACAGTTGACGGCAAGTATGGCGGAATCGCTCCGGATGCCAAGGCAGGAGCCAAGGAACAGGCACGGATCATCGGGGCTACCGAAGTCATCGTGTCCGCCTTGCCGGGCGTCAAGGACGTCACGCCGTGGTGGGCGAACCTGCTCTCATGGGGGCTCATCGCCCTATCAGTGATAGGCGTGGTGGCGCTGCTGTGGATGACCGGGCTCGGAGCGTTTGTCAAGCGACTTCTCGCGGCGGTCGGTCTGTTCATCCCGGCAGGCGAGCGACGGGAGGCGAACATCGCCGCCAAGGCGCTCAACGATGCTTCAGAAGTCACCTTGCGCGAATGGATTGCGGTGCGCCGCGCGCAAGACCCCATGTTTGACGCCGCCTACAGGAGAGAAGCCCGTGATCGCAAGAAGAGGACAAATGCAGCCCGACCCATCGCCGATCGACCTTGACGGGATCGAGGACGGGAAGCCGTGGATGCAGTTCGTATGGCCGGCCTTCTCATGGGACAGGTGCGGCACGCGCGCCCGCAAGCTCCGCATGAACGCGGACCCAGATCAGCCGGGGACGGTCGCCATAGAGATCGACCTTGACGACGGCGAGACGGTCGCCGCTATGATCCGTACTGCCGACCTCATGCGCTTCGTGGCGCTTGCGGTCGCGGCTACCGGAGACTCAAGACCATGACCATTCTCGCTGAATTCTCGTCCTTCCTCGGCTCCATCTGGTTCGCGCTGCTCTGCGGCGTGATCGGCTACGTCGCGGGCAACATCGTCCCGATGGGCCGACTGTTCAAGAAGGACTGACCGACACTCCCCCCCGGAAGCGACACGCGCCCGCGCTTCGGCGTGGGCGCTGTCGTATCCTCACTTCGATGAGTGACATCGTTTCAACGGAGGGTCAGGGCGGCTCTTCGCTCTTCAAAGACCCGCACCACGTACGCGAGGATCTGCGCACGCTGACCGCCGCGCTACGAGCGGGATGGGACGTACCCGAGGATGTGAGGCGCGACGCGCGAGACATCGCGGCAGACATCATGCGGTCGAGCCCGGTAGACCGTGACCGCATCGCCGCCGTGCGCCTGCTTGTGCAGATGCGCAAGGACGACGTCGAGGCGCTGGCGCTCTTGGACAAGATCGGGCGCCTTGAGAGCGGCGAGGCGACCGAGCGAATCGAACTGAAGCCGATCACCTTCGAGCGGCGCGACTGATGGTCGAGCTGCGCCTGCCGCCGCTCTACGCGAAGCAGTACGACGCGATCCACGACCCACGCAGGATCTCGGTGATCGAGGCTAGTACCAAGGTTGGCAAGACGGCATCGGCGCTCGTATGGCTGCTAGGACGCGCATGGAATGACAAGGTGGAGGGTCATTCGTACTGGTGGGTAGCCCCCGTGTTCAGCCAGTCGAAGATCGCCTTCGATCGGCTCAAGTCATGGCTGCGGCAGTCCGACCCGCTGAAACGGGTGTGGAAGTCGCATGACACCGAGATGTGGGTCGAGCTTGCGTCCGGCTCGCGGATCTGGTTCAAGAGCGGCGACGATCCCGACAACCTCTACGGCGAGGACGTGTACGGCGCGGTGCTCGATGAGGCGACCCGGATGCGCGAGGAGTCGTGGCACGCCGTGCGCTCGACCCTGACCGCGACGCGCGCGCCCGTCCGCATCATCGGCAACGTCCGTGGCCGGCGGAACTGGGTGCACCGACTCGCGCAGCGGGCGCAGGCAGACCCGGCGGGCGACATCGGCTACCACAAGCTGACGGCGTGGGATGCGGTCGAGGGCGGCGTCATCAGGCGCGAGGAGGTCGAGGCGGCGATGCGCGACCTGCCCGCCGCCGTGTTCAAGGAGCTGTACCTCGCGGAGCCATCGGACGATGGCGGCAACCCCTTCGGCATCGAGGCGATCGCCAAGTGCGTGCGCCCCATTGCCGAGGGCGCAGTCGCGGTCTGGGGCGTTGACCTTGCCAAGAGTCAGGATTGGACGGTCGCGGTCGGCGTAGACGAGGACGGCAACGTCGTAGCGCTTGAGAGGTGGCAGGGACAGTGGGCAGATACCAAGACCCGGCTCGTTCGCATGATCGGCGAGACGCCGGCGCTGATTGACTCGACGGGCGTGGGCGACCCGATTGTCGAGGATCTGCAGCGCGACCTACCGAACGTCGAGGGCTTCAAGTTCACGGCGCCGAGCAAGCAACAGCTCATGGAAGGGCTCGCCGCCGCGATCCAGCAAGGGCGCATTGGCATACCCGACGGCTGGCTACGCAGCGAGTTGGAGGCGTTCGGCTACGAGCACACGCGAACGGGCGTAAGGTATGAGGCACCTGCAGGACTGCACGATGACGGCGTATGCGCGCTTGCGCTCGCCGTGCGACATCTAGCCTTCGCCCGCTCGAACACCCTCGACGTACGGATCTTCTGAACCAATGGGACTACTCGACTTCTTCCGCCGAAAGCGTCAGGACACGCCAGACCAGTACTTCGCGTCGAGCCTGTCCGTGATCGAGAAGAACGGCAAGGCGAAGGGTCAGCCATTCTCCTACGGCTCGGCGGTGCGCGCGTACTCGTCGTGGATCTACGCGGCGGCGAGCATCAACGCGCAGGCGGTCGCGTCCGTGCCGCTGCGCCTGTACGTCAAGAGCCGACCGGGGCGCAAGCTCTACGACACGCGACGCGTACCGCGCGCGCGCAAGGCGTATCTCATGGGCGACACGGCAAACCAGCCGTCGCGGCTCGTCATGCGGAAGGCGCTCGCCGGCGACTTCGAGGAGGTGGCGTTCGAGCACCCCGTCCTTGAGGTGCTGCGCAAGGCGAACAGCGTGGACGACGGCTTCGGGCTGGCGATGACGCGCATCCTGTACCTCGAACTGACGGGCAATGCCTACTTGCATCCCGTCTTTGACGCCGCGCTCAACATTCCCACAGAGCTGTGGACGATGCCCGCGCAGTGGGTCAAGGTCATCCCGAGCACGGACGGCCTGATCGCGGGCTACCGCTACGGCGTGGACAATCAGTCCGAGCAGGACTTTGCCACGGACGAGGTGATCCACTTCCGCCGACCCAACCCCAAGAGCCTGCTGTACGGCATGGGCAAGGTCGAGGCGGCGTGGGGCGTCGTGCAGCAGAACGAGGCGATCCACGAGATGGACCTCTCGTTCTTCGAGAACATGAGCCGCCCGGACTACGCCGCGATCATCAAGGGCGGCGCGGGGCGCGAGCAGTTGGAGCGCTTCGAGACGAAGATGCGCGAGGCGCTGCAGGGCACGCGCAAGGCGGGTCGGATGTTCGCCATCACGGGCGACGTGACGCTGCAGCCGCTCTCCTTCCCGACGAAGGACTTGAGCGGGCGCGACGAGATCGTCGAGGAGATCGCCGCCGTATTCGGCGTACCCGTGTCGATGCTCAAGGCGAACGACCCGAATCTTGCCGCCGCGAAGAGCGGCTACGCGCAGTGGCGGGAATCGACCATCGCCCCGATCTGCAGGCTCGACGAGGAGACGCTGAACGCCAAACTCCTCCCGCTGTTCGGCATCGAGGAGGACGCCTACCTCGCATACGACAACCCCGTCCCCGCCGACCGCCAGCAGGATCTAGTCGAGCGGCAGACATCGGTCGCGGGCGGTTGGATGACGCCCAACGAGGCGCGGCTCGAAGCCGGCTACGACCCGATGGAAGACAGGGCCGCAGATCGGCTCTACGTCAACGGACAGCCGCTCGGCGCTCTCGGAGGGCTCGCGGGCGCCCTTGGCGGTGGGGCGGCTCCTAGCGCCTCTCCTGCCCCGCAACAGGGCATCAGCCTCAACGGCGCGCAGATCGCATCCGCGAATGAGATCCTGCTCGGAGTCAGCGCAGGCACGGTTGCACCTGCAGCCGCTATCGCGCTTATCGAGGCGCTTGGCATCAGCCGACAGGCAGCGCAAACGATGGTGCAAGCCCAAACGGGGATCGAGCTTCCGCAAGCATCCGTGCTTCCCGAAGCCGCAGCGCCGACGGTGCAGGCGTCAAAGCGCCTCGTCAGCAAGCCGCTCGTCAGCGGTGGCGCGGACTGCGTCAGCGAGAACATCGCCACGCTTGTTGACGAGGGCTACCCACGCGAGCAGGCCATTGCCATCGCTATCAGCGTTTGCGAGGGCAAGGCGTGGAAGGACGCCGACCCGGCCAAGGCGCTCGCGGACGTTGACACCAAGCCCACCGACGAGATGGCTGACCTCGCCCGTCGCGGCCTTGAACTGCGCGAGGAGCATGGGCGCGGAGGCACTGCCATCGGAGTCGCACGGGCGCGGGACATCAGCAATCGCGCCAACCTGTCCCCCGAGACTGTGCGCCGGATGCACGCCTACTTCAGCCGCCACCGGATCGACCTCGACGCCGAAGGCGCGTCACCCGGCGATGACGGCTACCCGTCCGCAGGCGCGATCGCGTGGATGCTGTGGGGCGGCGACCCGTCGAACCCGGACGGCGCAGGCGCAGGATGGGCAGCTCGCAAGGTCGAGGAACTTGACCGCGAGACAGAGAAGAGCGCCAGCCGCGAGGCGATCCGCGAGTACGTCGCGCTGATCGACGGCGAAGAGGGCGAGCGCGACCGCGCCGTAATCGACCGCCTGCTAGTGACGGTCGAGAAGAGCCTTGACCCGATCCGAGTGAGCAACGCCAAGATGCTTGAATACCTACTCTCCGACGAGGACACGACCAAGTGAGCGACAAGCAAGACAGCCCCGAGGTAAACGCAACACTCCTTGCCGCCGTGATGGCGAAGAAGGCGGCAGAGCGCGCCGAGCGTGCGCGCATCGCTGCCGACAGCGCGAACGAGGAAGCGACCGCAGCGCATAAGGCGCTGTACGGGATGAAGGTCGGCCCAGTCGGTCCCGTGGGTCCGCAGGGCGAGACAGGACCGCAAGGTCCGCAGGGCGAGAAGGGCGAGCCGGGTCGTGACGGCCTTCGCGGCGAGCAAGGTCCGAAGGGCGACAAGGGCGACCAAGGCGAGAAGGGCGAACCCGGCGAAGAGGGCAAGCCCGGTCCTCGCGGCCCACGCGGTCCCGCAGGCGGCGGCGCGGTGCTCGTCAATCCCGAGTTTGAAACGCTCGCCGTGCGCGGCAAGACCACGCTGAAGGGCGACCTTCAGGTAGACGGCGACTTCACGCTAGGCGACGATGTCACCATTGCGGACTCGCTGACGGTCAACGGCGCTACGGGGCTGAACGGCACGCTGACGGTTGTCGGCGCGACGCGCATCGACAACGACACCGAAAGCACGACCACGACGAGCGGCGCGCTTCGCGTGGCTGGCGGCGTCGGCATCGTCAAGAACGTCAATGTCGGCGGAACGGCAAGCATTGCTGGAATCACTAGCGTCACCAACAGCACCGCAAGCACAGCCACAACAAACGGCGCGCTCGTGGTTACGGGTGGTGTTGGTGTTGGCGGCGCTGCCTACGTCGGCGGCGTATTCCGGAACACGAACACGACTGTTAGTAGCAGCACAACCACGGGCGCGGCGGTAGTCAACGGCGGACTTGGCGTGGCTGGCGCGATCTATGCGGGAGCCAATTCCGTAATCAACGGTATCAAGTTCGGTACGGGAACATCCGCTGCGCCGAATACGAACTTGGCAATCGGAATCAACTGCGGAAATGCACTTCTCGCTGGAGGAATCGAGAACACACTACTGGGCAATGCTGCTGGACAGGCCATCACCGATGGCGATTCGAACATGGCGCTGGGCGCTAATGCGTTGAACGCACTCACGCAAGGCAACGGAAACGTGGCCGTGGGCGTCAGTGCGCTGTTGAGCCTTGGAGGCAGTGCAGCGTCGAATACCGTTGTTGGGCGTTCCTCTGGTGCATTTGTGTCCTCTGGTAACGAAAACGTCTTCATCGGACGTGATGCGGGTCTGTATGTCGGCGCATCAGGCACGACGCAGAATCAGACCTGCAGCAGCAGCATCCTCATTGGACAGGACGCAAGGCCATCAGCCAACTCGCAGAGCAACCAGATTGTCATCGGTCATTTGGGTCGCGGAAACGGCTCCAACACGACGACCATCGGCAACAGCAGCACGACGGCCACCTACATCGCAGGCACGGCGACAAGCCTGTTTTCTGTCGCAGGCGACACCATGCGAATCGTCGGCACGCGCACGCCCGCGAGCAACGCCGCAGGCACGGCAGGCGACTTCGCCTTCGGCACCGACAGCGGAACCACCTACCTCTACTACTGCATCGCCAGCGGCAACTGGGGCCGCGTGCAACTGAATACTGGCTACTGATCCAAGGACACACCATGCTTACACGAACTGAATCCATCGCATCAATCGACATCTCGCCCACAGGCGTCATCAGCGTCGCCGTGAACATCGACATCCTCGACGATGGCGAGAAGGTCGCGCAGGCCGGACGCCGCTACGACATCGCGCCCGGCACTGACTACAGCGACCGCGAGCCTGCCGTGCAGGCAGTGTGCGCCGCTGTGCATACGCCCGAGTGCATCGCCGCGTATCAGGCCGCGCAGTCTGCCTGATGTGCAGCCGCGACCGCATCATCCTCCGTGCGGCGAAGGCGCTAGCGCGCTCGCCTGCGGCGCGGTGCATCGACGAGAAGGGCATTATGCCTTGGATGCCGATGATCGCGGACGCTCAGGTCATCCGTGGCAAGGCTGGCGAAGTGCCGCTGCATGAGATTGAGCGCCGTGAGCTTGAGGCGTTCACGCGGCGAATGGAGCGCATCTTCGGGCCGTGGCTGAACGGCATCATGCAAGAAGCAGATCGCCGACGCCTCGAAGGCACGGCGAAGATCACCTACATCGCGCAACAGGCGCAGACGATGGCGCCGCAGCTCGCAACGCTAATCGCGGAGGCTGCTGGTCCGTACGGTCAGTTCATGGCGCGCGCCGGCGTCGCCGCCGGGCTCGACCAGATTCAGCAGGCGATGCGGCTCGAGGTCGGCGAGAACGTCATCTTCGATGAGGCGAGCGAGTACGCTGTGCAGGCTGCGCGCGACGCGGCGAACCGGGTAGGCGACAGCGCGGCAGGCAACTACTCGAGGCGCGTCGGCGACACGATCGCGCGCGGCATCGAAGAGCTCAAGACCACCGACGAGGTGATCGCCGACCTTGAGGCGCAGGGCTTCGACGAGATGACCGCCGCCCGCATCGCCCGCACCGAGAGCGTCCGGGCGTACACGGACGGCCAGATCGAGGCTTGGCGCGAGTCGGGCGTCATCACCCGCAAGCAGTGGCTCCTCTCGCCTACGTCCTGCGAGTTCTGCGAGATCGCCGCGCAGGAGTACGGCGAGCAGGGCGTGGAGCTAGACCAGCCGTTCTTCAAGCAGGGCGACCGCATCGTCGCCACGGACGGGCGCGAGCTGAACCTAGCGTATGGTGACGTGAGCGGGCCACCGCTCCACCCATTCTGCCGCTGCACCCTTGTCCCGGTCATCGACGTATGAACAGCAAGACACTTTCCGCTTCGATCCGCAAGAGCGCCGGCAAGGCGCGCACCTTCACGGCGACGATCACCACCGACAGCGTGGATCGAGACGGCGAGGTCGTGATCCCAGCCGGGATGAACAGCAAGGACTACGAGCGCAACCCTGTCTTGCTGTACGAGCACGACACTCTGAAGCCGATCGGCAAGATGCTGAAGATGCGCCGTGGCGACCGCGCGATCGAGGCCGAGTTCGCGCTCGCTCCGCGCCCGGAAGGGCACGTCGGAGATTGGCTCCCCGACACTGTCGGCGCCCTGCTTGACTTTGGCGCGCTGAACACGATGAGCATTGGGTTCCTCGGCACGGAGGCTCGCCCGGCGAACAAGGCGGATACAGACCGCTTTGGCGAGGGAGTGCGCCGCGTCTACGGCAAGTGGAAGCTGCTGGAAGTGTCGGTCGTCTCGATCCCAGCCAACCAAGATGCCATCGTGACCGCCGTCCGAAAGGGGCTTGTCAGCGCCGACGCAGTCAAGCGCTTTGGCGTTACGGTTCCTGACGCGCCCGCCCCGGTCGAGGTCGCACGCAAGTGGAAGGTCGGCATTACGATCCCCGCCGTCGCCACAGACGACCGCACCCGGATCGTGCGCGACGAGATCGCGCGCGCCCGTGGGCGCATCTACGCGGACTGACGAACAGACTCTCTCCTTGGCGCGGGCCGTCCGTTGTGGGCGGTCCGCGCTGCTTTTGGCGCGCCTAGTGTTGTGGCATCGGTTGGTCGAGACGGTGGGCCTTGCGCCCGAACGGATGACCTGCGCCGCACGTCAACTCACTCACTGAAACCAACCCCAACAAGGGAACCTGTACCAATGAAGAAGATCACACTTGAGGATCTGCAGAAGAACCTGCAGAACCTCGCCAACCAGAAGGGCTCCAAGGGCTTCGCCAAGGCGAAGGCTCTGTACATGGAGGACGTGATGGTTGTGGACGCCGAGGGCAACCCCGTCGATCCCGCATCCATCGATATCGAAATCAGCATGGCCGACGCTCCGGTCGAGGCGATGATGGACGACAAGCCCGAGGACGCTGCCAAGAGCATCGCCTCCGAGGTTCGCTCGGTCATCCGCGACGAGATCAGCAAGAGCGCCAAGGCTGCGAAGCCCGTCGTGGTCGAGGCTGCGAAGCCCGTCTACGGTCGCGCCCGCTACCTGAAGTCCGCCGAGGAGGCGTACCAGTTCGGTCGCTGGGCGATGGCGTGCATGGGCTCGCAGAAGTCTGCGCAGTTCTGCGCCGACAAGGGCATTCGCCTCACGAAGGGCCATATCGAGGGCAACAACATCAGCGGCGGATTCCTCGTCCCTGACGTGCTTGAGCCTTCGCTGATTACCCTCCGCGACTCCTACGGCGTCGCTCGCCAGCAGTGCCGCATCGTCCCGATGGGCAGCGATGTCCTCCGGATGCCGCGTCGCACGGGCACGGTCAGCGCGTACTTTGTCGGAGAGGCCGCTGCCGGCACGGAGTCCGAGCAGGCCTTCGATCAGGTCGCGCTCGTCGCCAAGAAGCTCATGGTCCTCACGACCATCAGCAGCGAGCTGAACGAGGACAACATCGTCGCTCTCGGCGACAACCTCGCGCAGGAGATCGCGTACGCGATGGCCAAGAAGGAGGACGAGTGCCTCTTCGAGGGCGACGGTACGAGCACCTACGGCGGCATCCTCGGATGCAAGTCCGCGTGCGCTCACGCTGGCGCGACCTCCGACGCAGGCGTCTCGGCGCTCTCGTCTGTCACGCTCGGAAGCCTCCGCGCTGTGGTCGGCAAGCTTGCGCAGTGGGCTGACGGTCCCAATGCCAAGTGGTACGTCCGCCGCTCCGTATGGAACTCGGTGTTCCTCCGTCTCGCAGAGGGCGCCAACGGCGCGATGCTTGGCGAGATTCTGGACGCCTCCACGCAGCAGCTCAAGTTCTACGGCTACGACGTTGTCCTCTCCGAGGCCATCGCCGCACCGACGGACACTGACGGCCAGACCTACGCATACTTCGGCGACATGAGCCTCGCGGCTTACCTCGGCGACCGCCGTGGCCTCACGGTCGAGTTCAGCAACAGCGCGCTCAACGCGTTCGAGCAGGACGAGATTGCGGCACGCGGAAGTTCGAGATTCGACCTCAATGTCGCTAACGTCGGCGCGGGCTCCGTGTCTGGCGCTCTCATCCGCGCAACCCTCTGATCCTGAAAGGACACAGACCATGCAATTCAACCAGACCACCCGCACCATCCCGCTCGCTCCGACGAGCGTGGCGAGCAACGCGACAGCGACGCTCATCGTGGATACCGCCGGCTTCGACGCGGCGCAGTTCATCGTTCTCCCGCAGACGGCAGGCGCGACCACTCGCGTCCTGACGCTCAAGGTCGGCGAGAGCGATACCACCTCGTCCTTTACGGACGTGACCGGCTACGTCGGCGGCACCAACTCGGCGGGCGGCTTCACGCTGCCTGCGGAGATGGCGACCTCGGCGACCGCAGTTCAGCCGCTTGTGCTGAACGTGGACTGCATCGGCAAGAAGCGCTACCTGCAGCTCTCCTACACGCCCGGCACGACCGTCGTGGTCGGCGCGATCTGCAACCTGTCCCGTCCGGCCACCGCGCCGAACGTGATCAGCGAGGCGATCTCCGCGCAGGGCACGAACGGGGCGCACGGCGCCGGAAACACGACCGTCGGTGTGGTCGTCAATCCGGGCAGCGCGCAGCTCGGCGCCTGATCCATCCGCCCGGCTTCGGCTGGGCAAAGTGCGCACGACGCACGCCGATACAGGGGCGACCTTCGGGTCGCCCCTGTGTCATTTGTGCGGTATCGTCCCCGCATGATCAAACTCGACCTTGGTGCAGGAAGCACACGGCTCCCCGGCTATATCCCCATTGACGATTCGCTAGGGCATGATGTCCGCGCGCTTCCGTTCCGCGACGGCAGCGTTGACGAGATACGCGCGTCGCACGTCCTTGAGCACATCCCGTACAGGCAGGCGCAGTCCACGCTTGAGCACTGGTTCCGGCTGCTCAAGCCGGGCGGCGTCATCAGGATCGCCGTTCCCGACTTCGAGAAGATCGTGCAGTGGTATACCGAGAACAGGGGCAGCGAGGTTCCGCTTGAGGCATATCTCATGGGCGGATACACAAGCGAACTTGACGGGCACAAGGCGATCTACCAGCAGCAGAAACTCGTCGGGCTCCTTGAGGCTGTCGGCTTCGTCGCGTGCGAGCCTTGGAAGAGCGCCGACGACGACTGCTCGTCACTTCCCGTCAGCCTGAACATCAAGGCGCGCAAGCCAGATCCGAAGGTTCCTGTCGAGCCTCCGTCGTACAAGGACGTAGCGCTCTGCTTCACGACTCCGCGCCTCGGCTTTACGGAGAACATGTTCTGCGCCACGACGGCGAGCGTCAAACTGCAGATGAGCGTTCACCGCACGCAAGGCGTCTTCTGGACTCAGGGCATCGACCGCGTGCTTACGGATGCCATCGCGCGTCCTGAGGTCAAGTGGCTCATCACCGTGGACTACGACACCGTGTTCGAGTGGCAGGACATCGTGCGTCTGCGGACGATCGCGGAGGAGAACGGATGCGAGATCCTTGTTCCGCTGCAGGCGGGGCGCGAACGCGTCTGCCCGCTGTTCACGATGGTCGATGACAGCGGCAAGGTGCGCAATACCGTCCCGGTCGAGGAGATGGACAAGGACTGCGTGCAGATCGCCACCGGGCATTTCGGGCTCACGATCATCAGCGCCGACGCGCTGCGCAAGTTGGAGAAGCCGTGGTTCAAGGGCGAGCCTGCGCCGGACGGCGGATGGGGCGAGGGGCGCATGGACGACGACATTCACTTCTGGAAGCGCTGGAAGGAGTCGGGCCGAAAGGCGTGGCTCTGCCCGAAGGTTCGGGTCGGTCACATGGAACTCATCGTCTCATGGCCGGGCTCGGATCTGCTGACGCGATACCAGAAGGTGAACGAGTACCACGCGCTAGGAAAGCCGTGGTACGCGCGCACCTAGAGTTGGGGCATGGCTGTCGGAACCTACGCGCTCACGTCGCTCGCAAACCTGAAGTCGTGGCTCGGGATCACCGCAAGCACGGATGACACCGTGCTAGAGGCAGCGATCGACCGCGCGACGGCGCGCATCGAGACGTATGTCGGCAGGCAGATCCTCTCGCGCACCTACACGGAGTGGCGCAGCGGCGCTGGCGTGGACGCGATCAGGCTGCACCAGTGGCCCGTGTCGCAGGTCACGGGCGTATGGACGGGCGCATATGCGGCGCTCGTCGTAGGCGCGGGCGACGCGACCGACATTCGCGCGAGCATCAGCATCAATCAGGAGACGGGAACGCCAGCGGCAGTCCTGACCCGCACGACTTCGGCAGGCGTGACTACGACCACGACGCTCTCCTTCGCCACCTACCCGACCACTGCGGCGCTTGCGACCGCCATCGGCGCGACAGCAGGCTTTACCTGCACGCTCGGCAAGAACATCCGCACGGCGCAGCTTCGTCCGCGCGCGGCAGGCGACGTGGTGCTCGCCACCGTGACGCTGTTCGCCGCCGATACTGCGAGCGAGTACACCTACGACTACGACACGGGACGGCTTGCGATCGATCAGTCATGGTGGGCGTATTGGCCGCTTGAGCGCGGGATTATGCCCGACGCCGTAAAGAGCGTCTGCGTGGAGTACACCGCCGGCTACGCGACCGTGCCGGACGACATCGAGCAGGCGTGCATCGAGATCGCCGCCATGATGTACCGGGACCGCAAGCGCGACAGCGGGCTCGCATCCGAGAGCCTCGGGGACTACTCGTACACCCGCGCCAACCGCGCGGAAGTCGATGCGGTCATGGCTGGCCTGCTTTCGGATTGGAAGGAGATCGCTTGAGCGTCGATAGCCTGATCGACCGCTACGGCATCGCGGCGACCACCCAACGCCCTACGACTACCCGTGATAGCACGGGGTCGATCATCAACACCTACACGACGGCGCTCTCGACTGTCACGGTCTACCTGCAGCAGGGCGGCGGCTCGGAGTCCGACGCGATGGGCGGTCAGAGGAACGCCCTATCCGCCGTAGGCTACGTGCCCGTAGGAACGGCTATACAGCCTCAGGATCGGCTCTTCGTCGGAACCGCCTTCTGGGATATCCAAGAGGTCCGGACGCCTGACGAGCGCTCTACGGGCGACGGCGTGGCTCATATGCGGCTCACCCTCCAACGAACGCTGCCGCTCTGATGCCTGCCCGTACCGACTTCAGCTCGCCGAGGGTCAAGCAGGCTTTGGAGGTCGCCCTGTCGGAGGGTGCCAAACTGGTCATGTTTGAGCTTCAGGCGAACCTACGGCGCATCCTCGACAACGAGGGACGGGGCAAGATCTACAGCCGCAACGAGTCGGGCGAGATGATCATGCGGCAGCTCGGGCTCCGCGAAGGTCAGCTCATCTCGGATACCCAGCGCCTGCACATCCTCATGCTCGGCGGCAGGCGGGCCCGCCGTCCGCGAGGCGGGCAGTTCAGCGGCATGACGGCCACGGGCGGCAGGGTCATCTCGGCGGTATCGCAGGGTCGCGCGGAGCCTCCGCGCATTGGGCAGTGGGTGGCCGCTCGTGGCCTGCGCGAGAAGAAGGTCGGAATCCACCGCGCATCGCTTCCGGGCGATCCGCCGGCGAAGGACACGGGTCGCCTGATCAACTCAACGCAGACCAAGCCCACGCGAATCCGTGAGGGATACAAAACGGGATGGAGGCTTACGCTCGGAGTCAAATACGCCTACTACCTTGAGTATGGCATCGGCGTCGCGCGACGCCCGTTTGTCGGAAAGGCGATGGAGGCGACACGCGCTAAGGCACCGCAGCTCATGCGGCTTATGCTTGCTAGGTTTGGGTTCAGCATCCCATGAAGGACGTAGTAGCCGCCATCTACACCAGACTTGCAAGCGCCACCGGCGCGGGCTCGTTCCATGCCCTTGTGAGCGGTCGCTACTACCACGTTGAGGCGCCGCAGAACACCGCCTTCCCGCTGGCGATCTACAACGTGGACGGCATGGACAATGAAGACCAGTTCGGCGGCTCGCGCGTCTTGCGCGGCTCGCTGTCGTTTGACATCTACGCCGAGGGCAAGGGCGGAGCCGCGACCGTCATGGACATCGAGGAGGCTCTCTTCACGCTCCTCGATCAGCAGACGCTCACGGTCGGAGGATCGACCTACGGGAGCGTCACCCTACAATGCCTTGCGCGTGGGCTTCCGACCGCCTCGGATGAGTTCATGATCGTCAGTCCCGCATACAGCCTCTTCACCACAAGGATCGCCTAAATGGCAGCAATCAACGGAAACGCAGGAAACATCAGCGGCAACGGCATCGTCGGCACCCTGAACACATGGAGCGCGACGATCAGCCGTGCAGTCTCCGACGTGACAGGGTTCAGCAACAGCGGGCGCAACCGCCTGCTCGGCGTCTACGACATGACCGGCAGCGCCGGTGGCGTGCTCGACAACACGACGAGCTTCGTGTCCACCAACTTCCTCGCGGCCCATACGGCGGCGGATGGCGGCACGATCACCCTGACCGCCGAGAGCGGCAACACGATCGCCGCGAAGTGCGTGGTCGATTCGGTCGCCATGAACGTCAACAAGACGGGCGATGCGACAGTCACCTTCAACTTCTCGCTCGCTTCCACCACGACCGGAACCGACAGCCCCTTTACGATCTCTTGGAGCTGATAGGGCATGAGGAGAGAGGCGAGCGTCGTAGGTACGCCCATCCCGGGCGTTGGCGGCATCGAGGCGTACACGTCCGAGGACGATTGGGTCGTCACGGGCATCCACTGCGGCGAGCCGTTTCGGCGGTACGTCACGCCGAATGTGGACGCTGACGGCGCGATGCGGCACGTCGCGTTTGCGCTCAACCTGACGCCGAACGGGCTCGAATGGATCAGTGCGCGTCGCCGGCATGAGGTCGAGCGGTGCGTGCGCATGGACGGCGATTGGCTACGATCGCGCGCACGATGAATCCACAGCCCACGATCAACGGCATGGTCCTCCGAATCCTGTCCGCACGCGACTGGCTGGAGCTGTCGCGCGAGTGGGTCGGGCGCGAGCAAGCACGGATCGAGTCCTCGATGCGCCGTGCGGGCTCGGACGCAATGGAGGTCGCCAAGGCGGTCGAGGACTTCGCAAGGGACCACAGCACCTACAGCGTCCTCGCGGCCATGTGCAAGACCATCGACGGCTCGCTCGCCATCCTTGACCGTGCGGCCAAGCGCGCAGGCGTGGGCCGGGATGCGCTTGACGAGGCGCTGACGGGCGTAGAGCCTGATGAGGTCATCATGTGCGCCTACCGCTGCCTCGGATTCAAGGTCACGCAGGAAGGCAGCGCCGACCCAAACGCGACGAGCCGACCGACGCCTCCCTGCTGAAGTCGGCCGGCATCATCGCCCGCTACCTGCCGGGCATCGGGAACCCGCTTGACATGGACATGAGCGACCTTGACGCGCTCATGGAAGTCGTCAACGACATCATCCGCATGGAGAACGGCAAGGGCAGCGGCTCGGGCGCGGGCGACCACCGCGCTAGAGTTGAGGAACAGATGAGGAGACTCCACGGATGAGCATGGCAGGCGGCAACCCGTCGCTAACGCTGGACTTTGCGGTCAACACGACGATGCTTGATCGCGCCCTGTCGGACGCGGATCGGCGCATTGTGGCAGCGACCAAGGGCACGGGCAGTACCGTTGATCGCCTGATGGACTCATGGAGCAATGGCATCGCTAAAAAGCTTCAGGCGGCGGTGGGTGCAGGCTTTGCGCTAAAGGTCGCTGACGACGCGCTGCGCAAGCTGGTTGACGGGATCAAGGCTGGAGGCACTGCAGAGGAGATTGGACTGTCGCTCGCCGAGGGCATCGCCGAGGGCCTGAAGTCGCTGCCTGTGGTCGGCGCGCTTGGCGAACTGGCGGCGATGGCATTTGATCCGTTGATGGGCGGACCGATGGGTACGGATGAGGCGCGCAGGAATGCGATCGCCATGCAGCAAGCGCGTATTGACTCTGAGGCTGAATACCAGCGATTGCTTGCGCTCGGGGCAACCGAGGAGGAGGCTCGCCTTGCCAAGAAGGCTGAGATGGAGAAGGCAATTCGCGAGAGCGCAGCCAAGGCTACTGAGCAGTTCAACCAGACCGAAAAGAAGTACGACGAGGAGGCATACCAGAGGGCTCTCAAACAGGCAGCAGAAATCAATTCTGCAATGCGTGGTTCAGCATTCGGAACTGTTGGATACTCGCCAAATACCGTGCAGTCTGTGAATCGCGAGATGTTCAGGACAAGTGAATCGCTTACAGAAGAGGCGCTTGCGGGTCGCCGTCGCGTAAATGCGGCAATGGAAACTGCGCTCAAGCAAGTGCAAATGCAGTTTGATCGTGAGACTGCTGACCGAGAGGCCCGTGCCGCTTCTGAGATGGCTCGCGCAGAAAAGGAACGCGCGGCACAGCAGGAACGCGCAGCCGAGGAGGAGGACCGAAGAATTAAAGCTCAAGAGGACGCCTACGACCGCTTCATCAGAGGCAACACGCAGGAGGCGATCCTCGCGCTCGAAGCGCAGTTGCAGCAGGCAGGAACCGCCGCAGCGCCAACGCGCGGACAGCGGCTCGCGGACCTGATGGCCGGCATGGCTGGAGGCATAGGGACGGGAGACACGGCGCTCGGAGCGTTCACGTTTGCCACTGGAGACGCTGCCGAGATCAGTCGGGGAATCCTTGACAAGGCGACGCAGCAGCTGGAAGTTCTGGAACGGATCGAGGACATCCAGCGAAGAATCGCTGACATTCGAGAAGGGTTCAACTGATGGCGACTGTGATCGAACTGGCGACAAGCCGCCGCATCGCCTACAACAACGGAAGCCCGGTTGGAACGCGCGAGTTCACCGTCACTGGATGCGCAGACGAGGCTGCGGTCTACGCGCTATTCAAGATTGACGGCGAGCCGCCAACGAACCTACCCAACAAGTTCAGCGCATATCCGAGCCTGTCCGGGCTTGTGCCGAGCGTTCGCCTTGTGGCGATCGACTTCGACCTTCGCAAGGACGAGTCGGTCCTCGACAAGTGGCTTGTCTCGATCACCTACCGCGAGGTGACGCTATCGGGCACGGGCCCTGTGTCGTCTCCGCTCACGCAGCTTGCGCCCAACGACGAGGGCTACTTGACGGTGCGCGGTCGCACCGAGGGCGGCTTCATGGAGGGATGGCGGCTCCATGACACGGCAGACGAGTGGGACTCCGTATACGCATCGAAGACCGTCACGGGACTGCCGATCTACAGGGTCGGCACGCCAGAGAGCGACATCGGTGGTCGCAAGATCGACGTGAACGGTCGTCCGGTCAGCATCGAGACTGTGCGCGAGCAGATCACGGTTGACGTGACGCTTGGCTACATCCCCAATGTCGAGCTGATCCGCACGCTCGCCAGCACTCGCAACAAGTCATCGTTCCTCGGCATCCCAGCCGGGTCTGTCCTATTCAAGGGTGCGCAGTGGTCGAACATCGCGCCGGGCAAGTGGAGCGTCTCCTACGAGTTCGCGGCTGACAACTTCAGCCACCTCGTTCAGACGGCCCTTGAGGTGGACGGCAAGCCGCTGAAGGACGAGAACGGTCAGGCGAAGATCGTCTCTTGGGTGCAGCCGTTCCCGCGCCTCTCCGAGCACCGCGAGCTGAATCAATACCTGTCCACCATCCCATAGGATCAACGCATGGCAAACGAGATCACACTCACTGTAAGCATGGCGGTCAGCAAGGGCACGCTGCGCTACACGTTCAATCCGCCCACCGCATCGATCAACCTGACGGGCAATGCAGCAGCCGGAGGCGTGCAGAACGTCAGCACTACGACCGAGGCGCTGTCGCTCATCGATGTGACCACGCGCGGGCTTGCCAATTTCATCAATCTGTCAACGGGCACGGAGGTCGAGATCGGCTCCTACGACGGCGCTAACTTCCACTCGTTCGGGCTGCTGAAGGCGGGCGAGCCTGCGGTGATGCGCCTCTCGTCGCAGACGGGCACGACGCAGAGCCCTGTTGCGCGCGTGACAGTGCCGACAAACGGAACGGCCAACATCCAGTGGCAGGTATTCGCAGACTGACATGGGCTGGCGTCGCTTCACGCAAGGCAACTTCGGAGCGCTCTCCGCGCGTCAGTATTCGGAGGTGCAAGACGCGGTACAGGCGCTGATCTCGCAGCGCGGTGGGATGAACCCGCGCGCGAGCCGCGCGCCGTACCCGATGCTTGTCCGCATCAAGGGCATCTACGCGGAGAGCCGCGTAGGAGAGCCGGCGACGGTGGAGGGCGGTCAGGTCATTGATGCCACGTCCTACCTGTTCGAGCAGATCCACGTTCGCCTGTCGCGCGATCCGGGAACAGTCGAGATAGCGGCGCGCGCGTACGGAACGAAGTCAAGGCTTCAAGAAGGTCAGGACGAGGATTTGACGCTTGTGGCGATCGACTTGCGGAAGAACAGCAACATAGCGCAGGGAACGCTCGTCACCGTCATACCGCTGGACGTGGACGCTGGCGCATCAGCCGATGAAACTGCGTCACAGCAAGGTCTCTACATGATCGTCGGGCAGCGCGACGATGGTCCGGTCGGCGTCTACACCGTGCTCGCCTCGATGGGCGGCGGGATGTACTCGGTGCGTCCTGACGGCGATACGTCTGGCGAGCCACTGACGATGGAGAACCTGTACGAGACGAGCGACTACTACGGCGCTCTCCTCGGTCCAAGCAATCCGTGTGCGTCGCTGTCTCCGCGGCAGCTCGGTCCCGGTGACCGCGTATTTGGATTCACGCAGGGCGACACGCTGTTTACATGCGCGCCTACGGCGTTCTCGGTCGAGTGCCAGCCGTGCGGAACAAATCCCGGCGGTGCGCTGGCATCGACGTACGATGCGGCCGGCGCCGAATCGATCACCGCGAGCATGATGCTGAAGGGACTCTGATGCAAGGACGACTGCTCTACATTGGGACTCCTACCACTGCGGTCGAGCCCGTCATACAGGTCACCAACGGCAACAAGGCGATCCTGACGTCGATCAGGCTTGCGGCCCCGACGAACAACAACGCCAAATTTACGATGTACCACCTCGCTCGCGGCGAGACATCCATCAACACGACCGAGGCGCTTGCGTATGAGTTCTCCGTGAGCAGCAAGAGCGCGTCTGAGTTCCTCACGCATCCGCTGCCCGTCAGTCCGGGCGAGTCGATCTACGTCGCCGGCTCCGACCTGTCGGTTGCGATCTACGGCGTCACGTTCCCATGAGCGGGATTGTGGCGGCTGCGCAGTCCGCCGGCTGCTGCTGCCGCCCGGTGGAGGGCTGCACATGCAGCGATCCTGACAGGCCGGGCGCGGTGGCGGATCGTCAGATCACGGCGATTGCGGTGACGGGCGAGGTGACGGTCGATCACGCGATACGTCAGAACGGATCTCCGTATCCCGGCTGCGGTTGCCCATGCTCTCCGGTCGGAATCACCTACGGCAGCGGGTCCGTGGTGTACGGATACAGGTCGCCCGGCTCCATTGTCGATCCAGATACCACGGCTCCCGGCGATCCATGCCATCCCGGCTGCACGACGTTCGGCTGCGGCGGATGCCCTGCATACACGGTGTCGGTAAGCGTCGGAACGGTGATCTGCCCACAGCGTTTCTCGGGATCAGCAGGGTGGTCATCGGTCGTGAAATCATTTGGCGAGAACTTTGCCGGGCAGTGGTCGTGGCAGGGCAGACGAACGGGATACTGCTTCTCGTCCAACGGCGTGCGCGTTCGGTCGTGCTGCCAGTTCCTCGGCACTGAAGCGACGAGCACGCTGGCATCATTTCCGACCGAGGTCGATTCCTGCGGCGCGTTCATTGACCCGATCACGGGCGAGTACGTCAGTACGCCATACGGCGACGCTCTCGGCAGGCTGCACATGATCCAGTATGTCGATACAGGATCAACAGTAGATTGTGCATATGGATTGCGAATCGGAGTGACATGGGCATTCACTTGGGAGATCCTCAAGGCTCTTGCCGAGGACGGGATATGGCCTAGCGCATTCGCTCCAGCCCGTCCGGGCTATTTCGCCGACTACATCAAGCCGTGCCTTTCGCCGTCCGACACGGTGCTAGGGACATACCAGATTGGCGACGTGCCGCAGTACGACCGACGCTTTGAGGATCAGGAATGCGGAGCGATCAGGTATTTCGATGATCTGCGGGTGACGTTCCCGCAGACCGTGGAGGTGGCATGACCTGCCGGCACTGGGACAACGGATGCAGGCTTGGGCTCTATGGCGGTCGCCCGTCTCCGGGAGTCTGTCGGCAATGCCCGTCGTACCGTGGCCGTTGGCGCGGCGCAGGGGACGCGGTGCGGTCGCTCGCGCGCGTCCTGTTCCTCGGGCGCCTCGACATCGCCGAGCGCCTTGCGGGGCGCGTGGAGGCTCTGTGGAGCCGCCGACGACCAGAGGCTCCCGTGACCCTGCCGACCACGCCGAGGCGTCCCTGCGGCTGCAAGGCGCGGCAGCAGGCGCTCAATCGAGCCCTACCCTTCGGGAAGTAACACAATGGCAATCGACTACACGACAACCACGTCTTCGCTGCCCGTCCGCCTCGGCAAATTGATCAGCCTCGGCAAGGATCTGCGCAGCCAGCAGTCATCGACGCTGACCAACATCAACGAGGTGCGCGCGCAGTACACGGCGACCACCCTCGACCGGGAGGAATACCTCGGCCCGATCGCGTCATTCGACTCCGAATCGCAGGTCGATCAGATGGCGCGAACGCTGCAGACGCACGTCAAGGAAGGCATGGAACGGACGGTCATCCAGACCGTGTCCGAGGGCTTGAGCGAGGTCAAGACCGTGGACGAGGCGCTTCGCCTGCTGGCGATCGACATGGTCCAGAACTCGCAGGCGATCACGACGAGCGCCTTCTCGACAAGCGCCCTGTCGCGCGTGGGCGGCGGCGACGGGAACATGCACGTCGCGCTAGACGGGAAGTTCGTGTACGGAGGCGCGAAGTACGGCACCAAGCAGGGGCAGAATGACTCGATCCTGCCCGAGACGATCTACGCGCGCTGCACGAAGGACGCCCGAGACGGCAAGCTTATCCGGGGCAACGAGGCGTGGCTGATCGAGGGCAAGGCTGCGGTCGATCGCCTAGACCGCAGGTGGCAGGACAATGCCAGCGGATTCGGGTCGGGCGCCCGGCTTGCGATCAACTCGACGTGCGGATCGATCGAGGCATCAAGCGTGGTCGGTCAGAACATGATCTCCAACGGCGGCATGGAGCGCGTCAACGGCACGCCGTTCCCGCTGGATTGGTCGATCACGACAGGCACGGAAGGCACGGATTTCCTCGCTAGCGCAACCTCTGCGCGCGGCTCATACTCGATCGAGTTCGTCGGAAACAACGTGGTCGCCCAGAATATTTTTCAGCGTATGGGAGAAGGACCAAGACCCAACATTCGCTCGAATACGGTCTACATCGTGACGGCGCTTCTTCGTGCAAAGGGCTCGAACATCACGACGGGCACATTCGCCCTGCAGCTGCGCGACGGCTCCAACGTCGAGATCAGCGGATGCAGCGTGTCGCGCAACTTCGCGTCGAGCAACCTCGCCACGGGATCGTGGGTGCGCCTGACGGGCTCGTTCACGACGCCGCTAGACCTGCCGAGCGAGGTGCGGTTCAACCTCGCCTTTACGGTCAAGATGAACACCTCGCAGAACCTTCTTGTCGATGAGGTGTGCTTGGTCGAGGCGGCGCGTCCGTATGCGCTTGGTCCGGGGCTTGCGGTCTTCGCCGGCACGGCCGATTGGCAACTTGACGACCGCATGGAAGTCACGATCACAAAGACGACGAGCGATTGGCAGTCGAACCTAGACCGCTACCTCGATCTTGCGGGGCGCGACATCCAGTTGCCGACGAGCGCGACGACTGCTACCAATACGTGGTCCACGACGTACCTGTCGTAGCCGATAACTATTCCATAACTGCCGACTAGAGCGGGGTTTAGGAATAATCTTGGGAAAGGGTTGCAGAACCGTATACAAACTGTACGATATAGAGGTACGCAGGGCACGTCGCCCCGCCCAACCAAGGAGAGACGCAAATGACCAACGTGACGCTCAAGACGACCGACGGACAGACGATCAGCATCCGCAATATCGGCAACGGCAAGACCTACCAGTGGGCGCTCGTCAAGATGGGTTTCGAGCGCGCGACCTCCAAGCAGCCCACGATCCACATCTCCAACCTGTCGAACAATGAGCGCGCGATCATGCGCGAGAAGGCGCTCTGCGAGGCGTCCACAAACCAGAACATGGTCGAGCTGGTCCCGGTGATCGACGGAATCGCAACGATCACCACCGAGCAGGCGGCGAGGCTTGCGGGCGCCTGATCCGATGCGCGCCGGAGCTCTCCACGGAGAGCAACGGCCTGCACCGTGCAGGACCGCAACCAAGGAGAGACACAATGGACAGCATCCCGAACCTTCGTAATGCCTACCGCCTGACCGAAAAGAGCCCGCCATCGGACTCGCGCAGCATGATCCTCGAAAGCCTGCAGAGCATCATCGACTATTGCGAGTGCGCCATGCCGCACGGCGACATGGAGTTTCCCGAGTACGTCGGCAAGCAGGTCGCGTCATTCGTCCGCCGGGAAGATTGGATGGGCGCAGTCGTGGCGGTGATGAACGGGCGCATGGACATCGCCGCAGCGGCAGACGACACGTACTGCGAGGATGAGCCGCACGGATGCCGTATGCCGATGGGAGGTGATCGCTAATGCAGCACGCCCACATCGTCAAGATCGCGCAGCTCATGGCGCACCTGTCGCGCGACCCGGTCGGAGAACCCATCGTCGGCGATCGACCAATGAGCCGAGCCACGACGTGCGACCTCATCGACGCCATCCGCGACGAGGCGATCCAGCTCGGGATGCACAAGAGCCAGTACCCGTTCGATGATCGCCGCGTGATCGTCCAGACGGCCAAGGTCGCGGCGCTGGTCGAGCACCTCCGCGAAAGGATCGAGTGCGCATGATTCACGATGCCGCCATCATCATCGCGCTCGCGGTCGGATTTGCAGCCGGCTACCTGTGGCACGCCGCGCACAACGACTGATGCGCAACGCCTACCACATCGTCGCGCCCCCGGCGACATTGCAGGCGGCGATCGCGTACGTCGGCAAGGCTGCGACGATCACGCAAGCGCTGCGCCGGGAGTCACGGATGCTCGACCGCGAGCGTTGGACGCTGGCCGAGCGCGACCTGATCCGGCTCGCGGCGATCTCGCGCCGGCACCACTTGGCATACAGAAACGATTGTTGTACAGTTAGCGAACGAATGCGGAAAGGTCGCCCGCGTTCGGCTCAATGAACCGCGACCGCAAGGAGAGATCATGTCAGAGACAGCAAGCAA